CACGAAGAACATCTGGAACATTTAAGGAAATTTCAGGATCTTGGACTCGTGTTCCATAAATTGAACTGAAAGTCAGTCCGTCATTCAATGAAGAAGTTCCAATTCCAGATTGAGTTAACGATGACCTTCTAATAGTTACAGTTGCACAACGATTTAGGAATTTTTGTTTAGATGATGTTTTAATTTTGTCTAAAGTTGCTATAACTTTTACACTACTATCTGAAGCTTTAGATAATTGAATAAATGTTATAGTTTTTCCGCCATTGGTTAATATTAGATTTCCACTTGTTAAAGGTTCAACAGTTCCATCAGAATATGTTAACAAATAATCTTCAACATCAAAATTTACAAAAAACAAATTATTATCAGTTTCTGTAATACTTACTTGATTTCCAGAAGCAGTAGTAGTATAAGTTTTTCTTATCTTAATTGTAGAACTATCTAAATTAATTCCACTAATATCTTGATTGGGTAGGGGATTAATGAGAGCTGACTTATTTGCATTATACAGCGAAGAACTTACGATAGTTAAATCATTGATAGTAAAAGTGCTAGTGCTGGCTTGCCCATCACAAACTCCAGATACTGTAGAAACTCCAGTTACTGTAAAGGTATTTAATTGAGGACTTACGGCAGTTACTTTATTATAAGTTGATGTCGTAAATCCCGAACGAGTATATTTGATAATATCTCCAGTTTTAATACCAACAGAAGCAGCAGAAGTAATTCCTACAGTAACTGTACCATTGGTATATGTAAATTGTGTTCCTTGTGGAGCAAGATACTTTGGAGTATTTAATAGGAGATCTGCATTAAATGTATTAATTCCAACACGTGTATATAATGACTTTACATCAGTTAAATCATAATCCCGAATACTAGAAATTGTTGGGGTTGAACTAATTCCATTTACAGAAACAGATTCTCCAAGTAAAAACGATCCATTAGTGCAATATAATACTAAATTTGGAGTATTAGATACTGTAGATTGAAGATATCCAACTGCACCACTACTATTTCCACGAATATGTGCAGGAGTACTTAAAGTTACATTGGAAGATAAAGAAACTTTAGTATAAGTCTGAATATCATATAAGTAAGCTTCTGCAGTTGTAGTTGGATCACTATATTTTGAATTTTCTAATTTATAATCATACAGTCTAGCTACACCGATTTCATTTCCACCAGCAACATAGCCACTGGATCCAATTCGGCTATCAATAAGTTTAATTATTGTAGTTGTTCCAAGTCCAACTGGAGGACTTCCAAACACATTGTTTACAATTACTTTATTTGTACTATTGAATGATAATGAAAATGAATCTACAGTATTTGAAGTTCTTGGTTTTTCAATATCTACAAAGGTTGAATTAATTTTTGCAATATCATAACCTCTGACGTAAGCTTTCCCCGGAGAAACTTGAATAATTGCTAAATTTTCATCTGGAGTTCTTCCTTCTGAAGTTTTTTGACTTGAATTATAAATTCCACCATTACCTTGAAGATCATTGAGACTTTCTTTTGCAAAAAGTTCAAATGGTTCTACAATATAATCTCCAGATTCATCATAGGTTCTTCTAGCAAGTTCATCACGAATATTATCAGAAATATTTTCCTTTGGAAAAACTTGCAAAACTCCATCAATAATTCTCATCAGTTCAATGAAATTTTCATCATTGAAATCTTCAAGACCTTTTTTAATTAAATTTGTAGAAATTTTAAATCTATCTGCTCCTGGGGCAGAAAAATTAGAATAACCCTGAGCATTATCATATAAAGAAGAATCGTCATAAGCAGTAATAAATTCCTCACTGATTAATAATCCAACTCTATTACTAGGAGTATTGCTATATTGATCTAAAATGATAGTTTCATTTAAGACTTTTACAAAATGACCTCTCAAAAAATATATTCCATCAGAAATGGATGCAGAAGATGCAGTTCCAGTTGCAGAAGAAGAAACACAAGTAGCAAATGAATTTCCGGATTGAATTGTAATATTATCATTGGTAATTGTTGATTCTACAATCAATCTTTCTCCGTCTGTAAATTTAGAATCTCTAAAATCTGTACTATTTCCTTTAATATATTTTATATAAAGTGTATTACTATTCCCATCAGATTCTACGTCGGTAATTACTTTTAATACTTTTGCAGTTACTCCTGAAATTTCTCCAATAATTGTTTGATCTACTAAAAGCTCAATATAATCTCTAAGATTAACTCCAAAAAATGTAGGATCTAATTTAACATATTCTAATTGATTATCATATGAAGTTTGCCCAGGAATTACTTTTGCACCTTCCTTGAAGAAATATTGACCAAACTTTTCAATCTGATTTTGGAGAATTGATTGTAGTGTCGTTAATTCTCTAGATTGAATAGCAGTTCCTGGTTTAAAAAGAACTCTCTTAAAATTATCATCTTCATTAAAATCATCATAATATGGAGTAGTATTGAGATTAGTATTTTGAGGCATTTTTTTAGAATTCTAAAACAATTTTAATGTCTTCCTTTTGGGTTGTTGACCTGGGAATTGCTGCTCTGTTATCTATATAGATGATTTCTCCAGAATATTTTTGAATTTCCGGGGGAGCAATCCCGTTAATAAATCTCAAACCAAGAGGAATTAATCTACTATTACTTCCAGATCCTACAGTCACTGCAGTTCCTGGATTTACTCCACTACCAAAACTGGTATCAATTCCCAAATTTGAACCTGAGGATGCTCCTTGAATCACATAAGTTCCACCATATCCAATTGCATCTGTAAATTTAGGAATTCTAAATCCATAAGCAGAAAGACCTAATCCAACTGGTTGATAGTACTTTAAAACCCCAGTAGTATTGTCCCAAGATGCAACTATTGCGGGAGCAGTTGAACCAATACCTATAGTTTGATTAATAAAAGTATCTACAGAATATGTAGTATTGGAGATACTACCACCACTTAAACTTTTAAGTTTTATTCCACCCAAAGCACTGACAAAAGAACTCGTCAATAATTGATCTGAAGTTCCATAAACTGTCGGATTTTTAATAATTCCAACTCTAGCAAAATCATTTCCAACGATAATATCTGGATTTGTTGGATCTACTTCATAACGAGAATATACTAAAACTCGGTATGCTCCTAATTCATTGTACACGTCATATCCATGTCCTCCAATTGGAGGAATAATTACTTCAAACGATGCAATTGATGTGGTTCCGAAACCTACGGCACTTAATCCAGAAATTGGACCTCCAATTTCAGATCCTGGAGCACCAGGATAAAATTGAATTACACCTTGAGTATAGTTTGTTCCACCATTAGTAACTTCTACATTAGAAACTTTGCCGGAAGAATCTACAGTTACAGTCACTTTACCTTCACTACCATCACCTAAAATTGGAATATTTTTAAATGAAGTACTGATTGGTTGATAACCTCCTCCAGGATTATTGATAATAACTGTTTTAATTTGGCCATTAATAGCATTGCCTTTAATTTCTAAAGATGCACCTGTACCCCAATCTTCAGGTACTGGAATATAATCAATAGAGTCAAATTTAATAATATCACTTGGGGAAATAGTATACATGTATTTCCAAATATATCCATCTCCAGAAACACCAGCAACTCTTGGTTCAATATCGGTAAAATCTGGTTCATCAATAGATGGAGTTCCTCCAGGATTACTGGGACTAGATCCATTATTCAAACAGACAAAAACTTTATAATTTTGATTTACTACATAATAATTTGAATCATAAAGGTTTGTTGCATTAGTTACCGGAGATGGATTTGATGCACTATAATTGTGCCTATACATATCATAAATTGTTCCAGATACCCATTGAACTTTTCTAATAACTCTTTTTACATCAGTAGAAGTTATTCTTTTCAGTCCAATCATAGTATCGTAATAATCATTCTGTTCCTTAAACATATCCTTTGGAAAAGGAACATTGGTACTCCAATCAGTAGTACCAGAACCAGTTACTATATCGTTTGAATTCGGTAATCCAATAAAAGTATAGTAAACATTCGTAGTTGTGCCAATACCCGTGAAGCTTTTAACAAAAGTTTCAGCATTCAATATTCTAAATTGATCAGTAATAATAGCTGCCATCTTTTTTGTTTTTTATATATTTAGTTGAATTAACTTATAATATACTTTTCATTTAAATTTTTATCACGAACTACTAAAGGAGCACTGGAAATTCCAATTAATCCCATTGTCAGATTTACATTAAATTGTCTAGGAGCTGATCTCACACTAAAGTTATAAAGTTTTCCCCAACTATATGATCCACAGTTTGAAGTAGCAAATGAAGTTGAACCAATTCCAGAAATTGATCTGACATTTGAATATACTGTTACAATTCCAGATATACCATCATTAATTATCTCATCTGCACGATAAACGGTATCAATAAATGTTGAACCAATTCCCAAAGTTGAATAACCAGTTGTAGAATTTAAACTTGTAACTCCTCTGCCAACAATAGAATTTTTAACTACAAAGTAATCTCCCACACCAATTTTACTTCTAGCAATAAATCCATATTTTAAAGTATTTAATCTAGCATCAATTGAAAAATTAAATTTAACAATTGGGGTGTTAGTTCCTATACCTGTTGCACTTGTACCAATTCCAACAATTAATCCAAAATCTCCATCCACATCAACATTATCAATGGTTTCATGTATTGCTGGTGGTGGTCCAATTAGAGCCAGTATTGAGGAATTATAATTATATCCAAATCCTGGTTCAGTTATACTTAAATTGGATATAGTTCCTGCGGCAGATACTGTGGGCACAATTGTTGGTCTGGATATTACTGGAGTTGTATAATAATATCGTGCAGCAGTTCCAACTCCAACCAGTCCGTTATTATATGGAATAAATCTATTAATTGTAGATGTGGTTGAAGTAGGTCTAATATTCCAGTATGTTCCTGATGTAGAATTTAAAGTAAGTCCACCTTGACCAGTAATTACATAAACTCCCTCATAATAATTTACTCCATATAATCTTGTTGTAACTCCTGTTCCAACAAGATACCAAATATTTCCATCATATGAATATATGACCGTTCCATTTTCACCTACGGCAATAAATTTATCTACAATATATTTAACATGATATAGATTTTGTACAGTTATAGAAGATGAAGATACAGCTTGATTCCATACATAACCATCACTGGAAGTAACGATTTTTCCATTATCTCCAACAGCAACAAAAGTTTGAGAACCAAAAGAAATTGAATTTAAAGTGTTACTAATTGTTGTGCTTTTTACAATCCAAGCAGTACCAATTCCAGTTTGGCCATATTCAGAGATTAAAGCAGTTCCAGCAGCACCTACAGCTACAAATTTATTTTTTCCAAAAGTTATTCCAAATAAATTAGCTGTAAATGGGGATATTGGTTGGTATTGAAAGAATTGACTTCCGATAGATACTCTGCTTAAAAATACTGCAGAATTACTCCAATTTTTTGAATCATATGAAGTTAAAACAGTTCCATTTTTTCCAAGAACTGCCCAAGTATTAGCTCCAAATCCAACTGAAGTTAAATCATATGGAGATTCATTTGTAGTTATCCATTGGGTAAAGTTAAATGATGTGGAAATGTAACCTGCATCAGAAACTGCAACATATATTGACCCATCAAATTCAATATCTTTATAAGATAGTGCTGTGGTTGTAATAATTCCAATGTTCCAAGTCTTACCAACTTCTCGTATTTGAGGAATAGTTGAAGCAACACTTACATTTGGAAGAGAAGTTGCAGTATATCCAATTCCACCATTACTAATTTCAGCATTTATGATAGTACTTGCTGCAGATACTGAAACAGTTGCTTTAGCTGATTCAGTATAAATGTCATTTATAATTTTAATTGAATTATCTATTTGTAAAGTATCATCCAATTGGCGGAAAAATGGAAAAGCGTTTTCAACATAAATTACAAGATCTGTGGTATTTACATTTTTAATTAATCGTGATGATGGTTTAATACTAACTTCATAATTAGTTCTTGATTTTGAAAGAATTTCATTATTTAAGATTACATCATTGGTTTGTTTTGTCCAACTTAAAATTCTATTTGCTGTCAAATCAGTTGAAATACCAACATCATAGTAAATTGTTTCAATTTGATCTAATTTTGAAATTCTTTCTACAGTTCTTGTAAGTTGATCTACATATGGTGGTTTTTGGTTTAATTTAACAAAATCTCCAACTTTTACTGTGGGGACAATATTTACATCTGTAGCATCAGCAGAAGAACCTTTATAGAATAGTACTTGACACTTACTTCCAGATTTTGGAGCTTCTGTAAATGTGACTTGAGTTCCTCCAATAAAAGTATAATCTCTTCCAGGTTGTTGAATCACGTCATTAATAATAATTATCAAATTGTTTGCAGGATTAATATCAGTTCCTGGTGCAGCATTAATACTATAATCTTCAGTGACTACGTTAGTTTTTGTTAAGTTAAAAGCTTTTCTAATACCATTAAAATATGGAGTAAAACTATCTAATCTATCAATTTGCCCAAAGGTCCATCCTACAAATTTATCAGAAAATACACTGTTTATTGTTAATGTAAATGCACTAGTTCCAATTCCAGTGACAACTGGAATTCCAGTTATTGTAAGAACATCATTTGGCTTATATCCAAATCCAAAATCAGTAATAGTAAATCCAATTACACTTCCACCCACACCTATTTTAATATCAGCTTTAGATCCAGATCCAGATCCTCCAATTAAATTGAGATTAGAATATTCTGTAGGAATTCCAATTTTAACCAATGGGGGATTTGTTTGAGCGTATCCAACTCCACCATTCACAATATTAAACCCGGTAATAATTCCTGAAGATAATCCACTTCCCAAAAGGGCAATAATAGAAGCGCCACTTCCACCACCTAAAGTATCAGCAATACTTACAATTGGTGCATTTCTATATCCAGAACCTCCTGTAGTAAGTCCAACAGATTGAATAGTTCCACCAGAAGAAACTACTGCATTTGCAAATGCACCACTAATTGATTGATACCCAGCTCCAAATTTTGCTGTAACCCTTTCAATAACTCCACCTCTAGGTATAGATAAACTATTAGTTCCAGTGAATGTAATTGATGCTCCAATTCCCGGAGAAGTTTTCTCAGCAATATTGTAATCAATTGTAGGCTGTTGAATAATATTATTAATTAAAAATATTCCATAATTTATTGTAGTATTTGTTACGATACCGGTAGCGTCTATATTATTAGATGTAAGTGTAAAGAATTTTTTAGATCCGTTAAAATCTGTTGATATATCATCTAGAATGAAATTTTCCTTATAATCCAATCTATAGAAAATTCTTCCAGTAAAAGTGGAATTAGTAGAAATTCCTGGTTGTAAAGTACTGACTCCCACTGGGCCATATGGTGGTGTAGAAAAATATAATGTTCCTTGATTAATGGTATAATCACCGCCAAGTACAGTTATTGCAACTCCAACTGCATGAGTTTTTGCAGAAGTTCCAAAAATTCCACGATCTACTGTCAATACATTTGTGGATCCAAATCCTACAACATTTACTTTTAAAATTTCAGATTCAATTTGAAGTAAAGTATTTGATGAAATTGAAGTAATTCCTGTCAAGCTTATTGTAGTATCTGCAAAACCTACATTTTGTGATAGAGAAGTTGAAACCTTTTTACGATATAATGGGCTTTGTACAATTCCATCAATTAAAATCAAGGATCTACTATTTGCATCTACATATGAAGTTGATAAACTATGAGTTTGACCAGCACCAACGGTAGATCCTACACCAGAAAATGAATTAAAGGTGAAAAATATATTATTAGTTGTTGAATCAGTTTTAATTCCAGATAATTTAATTATATTTGAGTTTACTTTATATGCAAATACAGTATTTGGAAGTTTAGTAGTAGAAATTCCAGCTAAAGTTCTGTCTGTAGATGCAATTGAGATATATGAACCTCCTGGACCTGGATCATAATATAATTCTTCTCCAGTACTAAAATCATGATTTGGTAGATAAATTACGCTACTTCCCGCAGAAACTGTATTTAAATTGGTAGAATCAAATACTTTATAGAGTAAAGGATCTCCTAAATTTTTTATAGAAAATGATGATATTCCTGAAATACTACCATAACTTCCAATTCCTGTAAATTGATTACTAATATTATCAATAACTAGAGCTTTATTTGTATTACAGATTGAATAATTGGTGAGTTTAATATTTTGAAGATTGATATATTTTGAAACCCCTTGATTGGTAGTTTCTTCACTTGCATAATCAAATACAAATCTAGTATAGAGTGATGCAACACTATTAATATTAATAAGTGTTGATAATGTGGATGAACCTATAGATACCTTTAAATTATTACTTCTTCCAATACCTAAAGTGGGGCGAGTATTTACAATAAGATCGCTAAAGTTTTTAAATCCAACGGAGTGAACTAAACTATTTACAGGCTCTTCCCAAGTACTTCTGGGAATAGTACTCTTAATTGAATATGAGAAATTTTGATAATATTCACTATCTTGAATTTTTTGAGTTGATGTGTTCAAAAGACCGGAATCTGTTAACCAACCAAAATTATTATTAATTTTTACACTAGGACCAATATTATAATTGAAGTTAGTATCTACCACCTCTTCAATAGTTCCTTTAGTTTCTGAAAGTGAACCTGAAATTATATCTCCAACTAATGGATAAAAAACTTTACTAGAGACTTTAAGAATTCTTCTAGTTTTATCCCAACCACCTGGGGAAACTTTTGAAGCTTGAATTCCAATGAAAACTGGCTCATTATCAAAAAAATCACTTTGTTCCATAACTGGCTGAAATATTGCCAAATCTGAAGATTTAATCACTCTACCAACACTATTAACTGCATCATAAGTTCCTCCAGAATTTCCAATTCCAGCAATAGAATATGATATAGTTTCACTACCTTGAGTAGTAACTCTACTGGTTATTGTAAACAATGCATAATCATAGTTTTCTGAATTATACCCAGAATAAGAATCGGTAATAACTATTCCCTCAACATAAATTTTGTCACCAACATTAAATGGGAATACTGTAAATCCATTTGTAGGAGCTTTTAATGAAAGTGTATTTGTACCAGAGTTGGATGTTGCTGCAATGACTCTAATCCCATTTGTATTATTAACTGGAATAATTCTAGGACCAATTTCAGTAAATCCAGAAGAATTGTTTAAAATAATAACATTATTTACACTAGATCCTATTAAATATGCTTGTAGCTTTGCAGAAGAATTCCCAATTACAAAAGGAGTGGGGGGAGTTATGTAATTTTTACCACCGCTAACTATACTAATAGATTTAAATTTAAAATTATTTACAATTTTTAAAGTGATTGGAATATCTGCTTTGGGGGAAAGTGTTTTATCTGTTGGCAAATTAAATCCTGGAGAATTAATACTATACTCTTTAATTTTTCCAATATCTGCAGAAAATGGCTTTAAGATTGCTCCATTTCCAATTTCACTTATTATTGTGCTAATCCCAGGAATAGACTTATATCCAACTCCACCAAAATTAACTTTAATTCTATTAATTGGCCCATATGCAGTATTTGAAGTAGTTACATATTTGACTGTACTTACTCCAGATACGCTATAATTATTTTCTGGGATTTTATTTAAATTAAAATGAATCCGAGTTGAAGTTAATCCTACCACAGAATATGAATCATTATATAAACTGTTCTTTAGTATAATTTTTCCGTAATTTATAGTATCTTTATCAATTGTAATTGAATTTGCATTATTAGAAATTGTATTAATTCCTACAGGATCTAATCTGTAATAGAACGTTTGGGGAATATTTTCATTTAATAATATGTTTACTGCAGCGTTAGGTGCTCCAGAAGAATTAATTCTAGTAATATTATTATCAAATGCTTGATTCCTAAAGTAATAATCTGAATAGAAATTTAACTTTAAATTTTGTAATGAAGAATCTGAAACTAAAAATGACGCTATATTTCCTTTATAGAATTCTAATTTTGGATTAATCGGAGATAATATATGATTAGTACCAACTGCAGAAGTGATTGGAACATAAACATAATCCAATTTGTTTGAATTGTAATATGAATCTGATAATTTAACACTATTATTGTCTATTTTAACAATGTAATATTCATTATTGTTTATTAGTCCTCCAGCAGGAGTTGAAGAAGTATATAAAACTTTATCACCGGTATTAAAATTATGTGATGGAATTTGAATATATGAAAGAGTGGAACCAATTCCAATTTGAGTTGAACCAAAACTTACCGGATTTATTAATAATTTTGAATTGACATTATCATATTTACATATTACTGTTTCAGTATTATTTGGAATTAAAGTTAAATCAAAAGTATCTTCTACATTTAAATTATGATCAGTAAGCGTATCAATATATCCACGAATTCTATTCAAAGATCCAGTTACATTATTTGTAGTTGCAGTGAAACTATGAGAATTTCCAGTAGCAGAAGATGTGAAGTATAATTTTTTAGAAGTACTTCCAATACCGATAGCAGTTGTTACAATTCCAATGTTATCATTATCAATTTTTACCGCATATACTAACTGATTATCTGCCAGAGTGAATGTTGGAGTTAGAGTTGAATTATTAGAACATACCAATCCAGTTCCACTTCCATAAGAATATTTTAAAATTTGGCCAGTTTGATAGTTATGCCCAGGAATAAAAATACAACCATCATTGATGGAATTTAATTTTCTTAAAATAACAATTCCAGTAGATCCAACTCCAACTGCACCAGTGCTATTATAATCAATGACGGCTGAAGTAGAAGAAGCAGATACTACAGAAGCCTGAGCAATATTTAATGATGTCGCGTTTACTTGAACATAGTCTCCAGTTTTAAATGGATTTGCATTAAAATTGAGTCTGGTATAAGATCCTTGTCCAGTTTGAATTCCTAAAGTAATTTCAGATACTCCATATCCAATTAAAACTCTTGTTATTGTATTTCCTAATCCAACAGATTCTACTGGATTGAAATAAGTTGTTTTGTTTGCTAAGATTGGTTTATCTGTGCTCAATCCCGAAATGTTATATGTAAATTTTCTCTGATCTACATATACAACATCTCCAGCAGTATGAGCCAAACCTAAAGTTGAATCATAAGCTCTTGATACTCTATAAGTTCCCAGATAAGTATTAAAATCCAATACTAGTAATTTTTCTGTTCCAATTCCAATAACATCATTAACTCCAATTTTTCCGGTTAAAGGATGTTCGTAAAGACTAATATAAGTGGTAAGTCCAGTTACACCTACTAATCCAATATTGGCAGCCAGAGTAGTTTTAATTGAAGAAACTCCAATATTATAAGTTCCCTCAAAAGATTTAAACGAATATGTACTAATTCCAGAAATTGTTACAAGATCATTATTGGAAAGATTATGAGGAATTGACGTAATTCCAGTAACCAAATTATTTTCATAAGTAAATTCAATACCATCTATTATATTTGTAGTATAACCAATTCCTTGAATATCTCTTCCTAAAATTGAATATACTTGAGCGTCTGCTCCTCTTCCTCCACTTTCATTATTATTGAAAATTAATTTATCGCCAACTTGATAATTTGTTCCGGGAATAGATACTCTTACTGAAGTAATACCTGAGGTATAAATTGCTTCAAGTTTAGATTTTTCTTTATTTTTTCCAATTTCAATAAACCCATAATATTTGGTTTCAATTTGATTTAACTTATATGGAGTTACATTTCTCAATAAACTATCTTGAAGTATATCTAGTGTTGATTGAGTCTTTGAGAAATCATAATTGAAAGATTCAGCTTCATTTTTAAATGGAAGTAATACATATGGATATTGATTAAGTGTTGCAAAATATGCATAAGTTCCATTTGGAAACTCTGGAGTTACACAATATCTACCATTGAACTCATCAAGATCACCACTTGCAGTATATTCATAATCTTCAATAAAAAATCCTAATGGATAATTTGGTCTATTTGGTTTTGATACTAAAGTATAACTAGAAAGTAATCCTTTAACATTACCAACTGTTTTGGGATTTTTACCTCCATATGGACCATAAATTGGATTTCCATCATATGCCCAACCAACAATAGGACTGTGAACGGTATTGATTCCGACTTCATCATAAAACTGATCTATATTATCTTCAAGTACATATCGTAAAGCTCTTGGGACAACTGGAGAAACTAGTTGAGAACTATCTAAATTTTTATTAAAAGCTTCAATTATAAGACCATCATCATCATTATTTGGATTTGTTAAAATTGCCTCATTCTTTTTATAAGTGCTAACATTCCAAAGTTGAACATTTGGAGATAAGACACACCCAACACCTTCAGAAACAACGTCCAATTCAATTGTACTATCATATTCAACTCCAGAATTAATAATCGTAACTGATACAATTCTACCATTAGATACTATGGGTAACAATTCTGCATATTTTCCAGTTCCAGTTACATAAATTTTTGGAGTAGAGGTATAATTATATCCGGCATTTAGAATATATACCTGATCAATACTACCGTTAGAAACAATAGCTCTCAATACTGCTCCAGAACCACTAGAAATTGTAGCTAATGGTTTTCTATGAAAATTTAAAATTTCAGAAGTTCCATAGGAAGATCCTGGAGTTGTGATAAAAATATTTCTTACAGAACCCTTAACAATAGGAATTGCAGTTGCTTGAGCTTGAGTTATATTTGAATATAGAGAACTGGATATTCCCGAAATATCTGGAATATTTGATGCTCCAGTAATTGAAAGTGAAATTGGAGGATATTTAAAAGTATGAGTACCAATTCCAACATCATAGAATTTAACATAAATGTTATTTCTATAATTAACATCTGTTGCAGTAGTTCCAATTCCTGCAACAGCTAATTTAAATTTATCATTATCAATTTTAATAATGTGATAATTTTGAGAAGTATTTAACCCGGTAATAGAAGTTCCTGTAGTTTCATAATTAATAAGATCTCCAGAGGAAAATCCATGATTTTTAGCAAAAATATAATTATCTAATGTATTAATACCTACAAGTGCAGTTTTTACTAACTTATAGTCTAATGGTGGATAAATTTGAGATGGAATATCAATTCTTGCATTTGAATATCCTTCTCCAGGATTAGTTACAAAAATTTTATCAATAATTCTTCTAGGAACTCTGGATGTCAATTGATGACTTCCAGTTCCAGTATAAACTAAGTTGATAGTATTAATTCCGACAAATGCATCAGATTTTCTATTTGACAAAGAAATTTCAAGATCATTATTTTTAATTACAAAATACGAAGATTTATCAATCAAATATTCAGTTAAATTTTCAGATCCATCTGTACCAATTCCAATTGCAGTATTTCCTAAAGTTTCATATATAACTTCTTCTCCACTTTGAAACTTATGATAAGTACTGAATCCAATTATATTGGTTGCAGTATTTACTCCAGTTAAAGTTGAGATTTTAATTGTGTTCAAAGAAGATCTTAATTTTGCTTCAGCAGTTGCACCACTCCCATTACCCCCAGTAATTGTTATAATAGGAGTTGTTTTATAATCATATCCAGGATTTGTTAAAATAATATCAGTAATAGATCCAGTTAAGCATACATTTCCTGTTGCTCCAGATCCAACAGAATCATAAATTATCAGATTTGGGGGATTTAATACGTCATATTTTTTACCACCGGCAAGAACATCTACAGATTCAAGTTGGCCATAATATACAGAATCAGTAAATTGACTTGAAAGAATTTCAACTCCATTTAAAAACATTCCAACTGGACCGGTTTTTATAGTAAAGTCTTTAGTTTTTGGTTTGGGAGTAATTGGAAATTTTTTAAGAATTCTTTGATCTCCCAAAACTTTATTATTAACTTCTTCCTTTACAATTTTATAATTTGATGTCCCATTTCCCCCTGAAAATATAAGTACATCATTTAAATAAATTCTAGAAGGACTATATGCAAATTGTATAGTATTGTCTGTAAGTTTTTTAACATAATAAATTCCGGAAGAAATTCCAGTTACTGGATTTGAATTTGAATCAAAAACAACCTTGTCTCCAGAATACAAATTATGATTTGAAATAGTTACAGTATCTGTAGATCCTGCTCCAATTGAAAAATATTTTGTATTTGAAATTACAGGAACTCCTGCTGTAATTGGGTATGATGGTAATCCAGAAGTTGCAACATATAGATACTCACCCTTCCGGTCAATGTAAGTATTTTGAATATCTGCGACATAATTTGAAATATTGGAATGCCCATAGGTACTTGATGCAAGTTTAATATTTTTTCTTGCAATATAATTAGTGGTTTGAGATAAATTTCCAGAAAAAACAAATACAAAACTATTTGCAGAAATAATATCGTTCACACTACCATTAATTTGTTCTCCACTTTGAGTGTCAATTAATGTAATATCGTCATTTATTTTAAATCCATGAGGCTGTTTAGTATTAATTGTAGATGGAGTACCTGTATTAGTTACACCAAAATTTTTATTTTGAACTTCAACTTCATAATTTAAATTATACAACCAATAATCAAATCTTAAATTATTACTTCCAACTAATACCTCTTCACCAAAACTTCTAATTGGTATTTCATCTCCAACCTTTAAATATTTTCCAGCTTCAATGAGTTCTTCGTTCTTATTCAATTGAGCATTAATTCGCAAATAAACTGGTTTAGTGCTATCATTATTTTCATAGGTATATGCAAAATTATTTTGATATACTTTAGTATAAATTGAAAATGAAGTTGTTACTCCAACACAATTTAAGAATTGAGTACTATTTTTAAATGTATAAGTTACAATTCCGGCATTAATATAAAGTTCTCCAGAATTTTCAAATCCTATGGTAGAATCTACAGTAATTGTAGTTCCATTTACTGGAATATTTTTCAGAATTGTTGTACTGGGGCAAATTGTAAAATCGCCAAGAGTTGAATCTAAACTTAATTTTAATCTATAGTATGTTCCATCATCAGTATTAATAAATTGAGTATCATAAATGTATCCAAAAGCTTTGGGAGAATCTTGAAATACAGTAGATCCTTTAATCTTTGTAGGATCTCCACTTATAATTTCTGCAACAATATTATTAGTTACCAACCATTCTGCATTTGAGGGCTTAATTAAATATTCTTGCGGTTTGATAATCTGAGCATTTGCTTCTCCATAAAGAACTTTAAAAAGTATTTTAATTGACTCATCAGTCCCCTTAGATTTATAGAAATCTTTTGCACGAGACAGGAACAGTTTTTTTGAGATTCCAGAATAAAAATCACGATCTTCAAATCCCGGAAGAACATGCTTTTTGAGTTTATACCAAAATTCTTTCAGAAATAAATTACTTAAATTAAAAACTTTGACTCCCAGAGAATGAGAATCTGCATTTGAAGAAGAAAATACTAAATGTTCTTCATTATTAATTTGATGTAAATTTTCAACTCCACTAAATCCACGAATACACCCATAAAACTTAGTAGAATCTTTGCTAGTGTAAGTAATAATCTCGTTATCAATTTTTAGAAGACCATAACTATCGGGCCAAGAAACTGTAGATGAAACTTCAATTTCATCATCATAGTATTCAATGTTTGTAGATAATGTAGAATCTCCATCTAATAGAGTATTTTCTAAAAAATTGTCAAAATTTACATATTGATCAATATTTTCTGCAAGATCTGTTGGGCCTCCCAAATATTCTTGAGAAATATAATATTGCTTTAAAAATTCAGCAAAATAAGGATTTTCTTCAGAAACAAAGTTCGGTAACTGAGTTCCAATAACTTGACTAATTTTTACTCTTTGAAGATCTTTATCAATCATCTTGTATATGACCCATTAAGGAAGCTTGAAGTGGTTGTAAATCTGGTTCCAGCTACATTATCTCCAGATGACATAATATCTTTAATGAGCGTGAACTTACTTGAACCAATATTTAAATTTATGTATAAGTCTTTTAAAGCGATAACATCGTTAGATTCTGGTATTGCTTGAATTTCAATAACATTATCTGATTTTACTGTAGAAACAATATTTACGGCACTTATAAAAATCTCTCCAGTTTCATAATTTACAATTCCTGCACTTGGATTTACAACTACAGGAGTTCCAATTAAATCTAAATAGAAGAAGAATATTTTGCCAGATTTTTTATCAGAATTTGGCATATCACTCAGATATAAAATATTTTGATTTGTGGAAATCTTAAACCCAGTAGATTTAATGGAATATCCATTTTCCTTTGGATGGAATTTATTTCCAAAACAAAGTTCATATTGAGCATTTTTCGCAATTAATGCATTTAAATTTCTTCGGATTTTTATTTTCGTAATGTTTGAGGTAATTGATACATTCACGTTATCAATCAAGCTTACAACCTTACTATATTTGACTCTTCCACCAAACTGATTTGTTTCAGTTTCTTCAGAATAAGTTGTCAGTGAATTAATAATGTCAGATTGTAAATTATCAATATCTGTAACAAAATTTGGATTATAATAGATTGTAGAATCTAATTCAACATACAAATACTTCATATCAATGATTTCAGGAACAATTCCAGAAATACTATACTTCTTAAGATTATTCAAAATCTCCTTCTTAGTATAAAGAGATAGAACTTCTCCACTCTTTGGCTTAATTACGATATAAACCTTTCCATATTGTGGAGGAGATAACTCTTCACCACCATATGCCGATACAGATGCTGCATTTGGATAGATATAGGGAATGATTGCCTCATAGTCATTTGCAGAAACTGCTCTAAATTGAGAAGAATAGAGTCTTGGAGCAAAGTTTTTAATGGATTTGATGCTTTCAATGTCAGCTCCATTGTTGGAAGAGTCTAAAGTATTAATTGTTACTGTAGATGGATTGATAAAATTGCTTGAATTGTCTAAAAGTATTCCTATAAATGATAAATTTTTCACTCCATTTGCTGATTTTCCATTTGTAATGATGTAACTGGTGCGAATATAGTTATTATTTTGAAGTTTTTTGCCAATTATACCATCCCCAAACACAATTTCATACTTTTCACCGGAAACTTCTTGAATTAAGTACTTATTTGCGGTTGTTGTAAGCCCAACAATGTTATCAATTTTAGTATATTCTTGTAAAACGGTGTCATTTTCAGTTGGACTGACCTTTACAACCAATGTGGAGACATCAATTTTTGCATTTGGAAGAATATATCTCTGATCTGCCTGAGAATTGTCCACCAAAAAGTTTTTTGTAGCATAAGTTCCTTCATAAACGACTAATTCATCAAATTCTGCATATCCATTTGACACTGGAACAGTAACATCTTGAGGAATGCAGAATGTATAGTTAAGATCACTGGCACTTCCAACAGCAACTAGACCTGCTTTGAGTGTAACTGTTGGAGTTGAACTGCTAATTCCGGAAATTGGAAGAGGAACAAAGATATTTACAATCGCTCTGGATGATTTTGCAGATTGTGGAACATAACCAATTTTTCTGGCATGAGAAACTACATTTTCTCGGAGTACTGCACTATCCAGAAATGCTTCATTTGCAACTGCGTTTTGATTATATGATACCACATAAGTATTATAAGCTAAAGTATCAATTAAAATTGACAGATTTGATCCTTCAAAATCAAAATCTGTAAAATTATTATTAGATCGTAGATAGTCTTTGATTGACTGACGAATTTGATCAAAATCAAGATTCGTAAATTGAGTGAATGCCATTATACTCTTGTTGGTTGTAATATAAAGCTTATATCTTGTGTAGGTACTGAAATTCCAACAATATCATAAACGACATTTACTTCCAAATCATTAGAATCTTCTGGAAATCTTACTGATACAGATCTTAAAAAAATTCTGGGTTCAAAATTTACTAAAAGAGATGTAATTTGATTTTCTAAATTGAATTTAACTTCGGGAATTTGAAGTTCAAAAAGTGATCCTTCTAATCCAGTTCCAATTCTAAAATTAAAAAATCTCTCACCGTTCACAGTTCTAACCAAATTGATGACAGCATTCTTAATCGCAGCTTCATTGCGAAGAAGAACAATGTCATTAGTGATTGGATGCCTCTTGAAAGATAAACTAATGTCTTTAAAGGCTCTAGAAACCGCAACTGGCATCTAAAAAATTCTGTCTTTCAAGTTATTTATAGAGATTTTCCAAAGATTGGTTCAGTGCCATATTCCCAATCATCGTAGTCCACGTCGTTCCTTATTTTCTGGTGGATTTTTTCTTGCCTCAAGTGCTTTTTGTCTAGAGTAGCGGAGGCTTTCGCGGTCGTATTTTCATGTGAAAGGGGCGGAATAGCCCCATAGTCTGTGATGAGACGATTTGTGCCCCACATACTCATCATATAAGACTCATCCCTATCAACTTTATAAAAACTCATAAGACCTCCGTTACTTTATTAAAAAACCTTTTCTATAATAATCTGAAGATTCAATATATCTATATTCACCGGAAACTGATGCAATGTTATCGTGCCAAACTGGAATTGCTTCTGTATTCTGATACTGAAAATCAGGATTATGACGTAAGTGAACTTCAATTAGCTTTCCATCTATAAACTCACAGTTAATCTTTGAATAACTTCCATAAAGATTCTGAAGAATTGAAGGAAAGGGTATTGTATCAGAAACTTTTACCCATTTTGTCCATTTGTATAAGGGATCTGAAGAGTGTCTGATTCCTTCTGCAGTGAGTATTGGTTTCTTATTCTCATAGTCTATGCTTAAATGCCTTCCACGAAAGATCTCACACCAGAATTCTGAAGGATGAATATGTTCAGTACTATCGTGAAGATATTCAAATCTTGCATGTCTACTCATGCCAAGCATATTAATTGCTGGACGAACACAATAAAAATCGGGTGAAGAAACCGGTAGTCCGGCAGGACCACATCGGTATTCTAACACCCGTGAGAGAATTAATTTATCAAAGATCCAGAGATCTTTTTGATGACAATCTAACCAAGTTAAATCGTCTGTTGGTATCATCCTTGTCCTCGGGATGGCTTTCTTGGCAAATTACGAGAACTTGCACTATATTTAGTATTTCTACCATCACCCTGCCGAGTATTTTTCGGCCTAGAATCAATTTTACTTCTCGTCTCAGACTTCTTCGCCATAATCGTTCTCCACTAATACTTTTACATCTATATTTTTTGGATCTGGTTCTCCATTCTCATAAAACTCTTCGGCCAAGTCCATCAGAACATTGGCCACTTCCTCATAAGAAAGTTGATCCTTATAAAGCTCTTCACTAATATGAATGGAGAACTTTTTTGTCAGATCAAGAAGATCGGTATCAGATAATTCTCGTCTTTTCATGACCTACACGAATCAGAGGATTACACCAGATTTCAAATCCTTCCTTCTTTGCATCCAAACAGAAGGATACATCTTCGCCACACATATCTTGAACCTCTCCAGAATCAAATACTTGCATCTGAGGAGCAAACCAGGGATAGGTCAAAGATTCAAAGACACCTTTTTTGATCAAAACCCAACCAAAACCGGTATAGTCTACAGTGAAAGGTTTCTTTCTTTTTGACATAGATTCTACAGTTTCATGATTCATCACACCACGATTCTTTTTAAACTCTTCTTCTGATAGCCAATGTGCGACTGAAGTAGTATGACCATCTTCAGTTGCATACCAACCAGCGGCGATATCCTTATTCATCGTAACCAGACGGAAGAATGCTTCGGTATTAAACACGATGTCATTATCAATCCAGAGTTGATAATCATAAGGAAGCTTTCCGTCCCAAGGAACTTGTTTTGGACCACGAAGTACATTTGCACCAAGACACTTACATCTGGCAAAATTTACCATGGATGAATAGTCTTGTGAGATTTGAATACTTGCTCCGACCTGAACCAGATCAAAACAAAGTTGTACGAAATTTTTGAGAAAGGTATATGAACATCCTCTACCCGGCATACAGAAAACTATAGATTTTCCCTTTACTATTTCTTTGGCTTGTTCTAGATCAAACTCATCCGAGGCTTTTGTCGGTTCAGTTGCTTTTACAGTAAATCCTTTTGTCATAATTATTCAAAGATTACAAGTGAATTTTAACATGGTTATTTAGAGATGTCAAGTTATCTAAATATGAGAAGAACGAATACGTTAAATGACTCCAGAAGAACTTAACTTTTTGACGGCAGCTTATCAGAATGTTTATGAGGGGGCTAGCTTTGAAATCAATCCAACAGCTCATCAGGCCGCAGGAAAGCTTGCCACAACTCAGGGAAAGATTCGTAACCTTGCAAAAGATACAAATGTATCAGGAGAAAGAGATGCTGCTCTGAGTAAGTTGAAAGGACCAAAGCTTGGCTTGGCTGATGAGTATGAGATTTATGAAGTAATTCTTTCACACTTACTTGATGAAGGATATGCTGATACCCAAGAAGCAGCGGTAGCAATTATGGCAAGTATGAGTGAAGAATGGAGAGAGAGTATTATGGAAACAATGTATCAAACAATCAAAGTTCCCAAGACACCCTTTTTCACAAAACGTGGTGAGTTGAGAAGAAAGGGCTTTCTTATAAATCCTGAACGTAAAAAGAAGGATAATTATGATCAATATAACGATCCAGGAATTCCTAAACCAGGAGCATAATTTTTTATAAAAAAGGATTTCCCCTGGTTTTACCTGGGGAATTTTTTTGTGGCTAAAAGTTTTATAAAAAAGGATTTCCCCTGGTTTTACCTGGGGAATTTTTTTGTGGCTAAAAGTTTTATAATTTCAAAAAGTGTAATGGAAATATAAGACGCTTCCAAATAACGATTTAAAAAGAAATTTTGAATGGAGTTATAGTTTGGTTGTCTCATGAATTTTTTTACATATATTCTGATTTTTTTTGGGAAAATTTTTTTTATGAAGTTCTTATATACATCGCAATTTTAAAGTTTTATAGCTTGGAGGGACCCAAAGTTTTTATATAGGGGGGCCCCGGGGGCGGGCCATAAGGCCCGCTTAACTGTCCCGGCTGGCCTATCAGCAATCCTTATATTAAGATTGCTGATAGGCCGTATGGGCTTCATGGGATGGTCCGGATCCCCCCTGCCCAGTAACCTAGCCTTTTAGTGGAGGCTTTGCCAATAGCCTTGGCCGGGTGATGGCCCCAGGCTTTGGCCGATCCGATTAATGCCTTTCTACTTATGCGGGAAACCGGCCCACGGCCAAGGATGCGAATGCTGAGCATTGCTTCAACGGTAGCTGCTAATGCCTGTGCTGAGTGAAGCCCCAACTTAATGTTCCCATATGAAGCCTTATGGCAGATTGCCCAGATTGACGGATTATCTGAACCAATGTTGGCAGAGCCGGCAAAGAAAATCTCAGTAAGGTCGCTCGCTATTTGTAGAGCCTTAAATTGATCACCCTCATGGGATAGCCTAGTGGTGGCTTTGGCGGCCAGCAGCAGATCTGAAAATTGGGCCATGATAACTACGGCAGCGCCAGACGAAGTTGCTGGCATGACTCTAATCTAATATCCCGGCGCGATTGTGTCAAGCGGTTCACCCAATAATCTTACGGATCAGCTACTGATACTGATACGTATTCTGATCGGTGTCTGAGACTGATACGTATTCTAATCAGCTACTGATACTGATACGTATCATGATCAGCTACTGATACTGATACGTATTCTGATCGGTCTCATAAGACTTTAACCTAACCTTAACCTAAAGTCTTAACCTAACCTTAACCCGATCTTAACCTAAAGTCTTAACCTTATCTTAACCTTAACCTTAAGTATTATGAACTGTGCCACTTTATGAACTGTCACAGCTGAACTAGACTGGTACAGTTGAACTAGATTAATAAAGGGGCCACAAGTGTGGCCCCTGACTAACACTAACCGACAATCGCATTAACTGTCTTTTTAGCATTGCCATGTGCAGGGAAAGCTATCACAAACTGGCGATCCGCTTGTTGACACAAACCACAAGTTTTGCAGGTTACGTTGTCATGAATTGTGGCGGGGCAGGTGATAACTTTACGACCTGATTCTGTGCGATAGAATCTATCAGTCTTGTTAGAGTTAACAACAGCGACGGCAGGAATGCCATGCTTTGTCATGATGGAATCGGCAACTTCTACCGATTCGGTGCTAACATTAACAGTAAATCCTGCAGCGTTGGCGTACATAATGGCACCTAAGTTGCTATCCGTCAAAGGATGATGAGTGTAAGTGTATCCCTTGCGACCACGGTTAGCATCAACTAACTGTGCAACTTTATCACCGTCAATGACACCATCGGATACAACTGGCAGGTCGCCAGATACATTGTGCCGCCACAATTGACCACGTTGAAGCTTACGAATCAGAGATAGAAATGCCTGCCATTCGTAACCACGCTCACCCGCAGATACCTTGTTCCAGTGTATATTTTGGGGGCCGGACTTGGCATAGCAGCCTTTGTCATAGAAAGGGCAGCCGGTCCAACATGTAGCACGGTCGGAAGTGCTAGTAGGGATGGGGCCAGTCTTAATGTTAGAACTGGCCTCGGTGAAAGCGGTGAGCATTGGAATGTCTCAGCGACTCCCATAAATTAGCTTTGCTGGCCGGTTAAATCAAGCCCATTGTGACACTTTAGAAACTGTCCACTCTTAACCCAATCTTAACCAAATCATGATTAGACTGTAGGGGGGGATGGGAGGGAAACCATAAGAATCTGTTAATCATGTGAGTCTTATGAGATCTTAACCTGTTCTTAACCTTATGCCTTAACCTGTTCTTAACGTTAAGTCTTATGAATTTTAACCTAATCTTAATCTCATAAGGCTCTAATCCGATTCTATCAGACTTCTATGGCCATGTCAACTAGACTTGTGCCACTTTCTGAACTAGCTGAACTAGCTGAACTAGATTGTTTTGTTGTGCCAGTTTCAGAACTGTCCTATAAGACCTTGACAGCCTTATGTCAAGGGGTGCTGTGCCAGTTCTAAAAGTGTCACAGAGGGTGTTGACATTTCGGAGTCTTATGGTAGAATGCAGCCCAAGACGGCTATAAGAACTCACATTTAATATAACCACATTTAGTTAACATATATTTGTCTAAAACATATAATAACGTTTTTTAATACATTTTTATTATCATACTTTTTCACAGTTTTACACACTTTTCCCACATAACTTGTGAAAAACTATACATAAAAACCGCAGGTTCTCTGCGGTTTCAATCTAGTTTAGAGTATAATACTCATCTAAACTTACTCATTCAATGCGACAACTTTTGAACGACAGTCATAACATACCCATTCACCATTCACAAACAGATAAGAATACTCTTCACTATTAGACAAGTAGCTTATTAGATCAGTGTCTAATCGTGGAATGGTTGTTTCACCTCTCTGGCTATAATACAGTGGAGCATACTCATCAGATTCACAATGATTAAAGTCGTGGTTTGTCCACAAGGAACTCATATCACCACCATCAAGTAGCTCTTCTACTTTATCACGAGTATTGAAGTGTTCCTTCAATTTCTTACCATTAAACTCGGGATAACCGTCCCAGTGACAATATACTGATACAATCCCACCACAATCGTACTGTAGACCGATTCTAGAACGTGTTGCCATGATGATAAGGGGGAAATGGTTTGGGGTGTTGTGGGGCCTTGTAGGCTAGTCTGAGGAAGTTTGAATCAATTCGGGGTGCTCATCAGCATAAGTCTCAGCATACTGAGCAGCAATGCTCACAGCAGAGATTCCCCATTGGATGTGGGAGGCAGGACGAAAACCGTTGTTGATCTGATCTGTACGAGAGATCCACTTGATCTGATGAGTGGCAAGGTCGGAACAGGGAGCAAAACCGGGAAGATGCATGATGGTTGGTTGCTTATGTGAGTAGGGGTCAGGAAGGGACGGTTCGTAATCACTTCCTCAGGGTTGAATTGAAGTAACGAGTGAAGCATAGCACCAGAATGATGCCAGTGGAGACGACACCAACCAGTCCTAGAACTGTAACAGCGTCACCTGTGAATGAATAGGAAGGAATCATTAGGCTCAATTTCGGACACACACAACATAAGTCAAATCAAGGCTCATAAAACCTCATCTGTGCCACTTTCCAAACCGGCCATAATCAGCTTGGCACCACCTCCAGCCATGATAATATGCAAAGCTGTTGTCTGATGAAATGCCTCAAGTAATACCCACATGAATGTACATGCAAGTGCATAATCAAATGTATGTACTATGATTGTAGAAACCCATTCTACAATCGTCTCAACGTTTTTGTTTTGCATAATAATCAACTAGATTTTTATCGGTGTAAGTATGATCCAGCCCAATCTGCACGTTGATACATTTCAGTGCGAGATTGTTCATCTAAAAGATTATATCGTATTCCTTTTGCAGGAGATTTCCAACTTGCCGATTTATAGACATCCCCATTTGTTAAATCTACAAAGGCATGAGCACTTTGATGTTGATTGAAGTTACATACACGAACGATTTTTGCGTACTTTCTACCCATCTGTACCACAAATTGATCTACACCTTCACCCATACACAATTTATCAATCTGTTCTTGATGATATTCTACATTAACACCTGTAGAAATAGACTGACGATGAATTTCAATGGAATGGGATTGATAATTGGTGCGAAGAACTTGACAATACTGGTCAATCAAATCAATCAAAGTTTTAATTTGAGTTTGTGCAAGTGGTTGCTTTTGTTTGAACTCGTAGAAATCCATAATGCAAATGCGGAGTTTTGTGATAATGTGGGACAGTATTATTCTGTCCCACGCAAATTACATATAATTTCCGCAATTCCCCCAAGCATCTCCGGCAGTCATATCATCGTATTCAAGTTCTTCTGAGTCAAAATCCTCAAAAGTTTCAAAAAAACTTTCCCAAGTGTTCTGTTCAAAGTCCAAGGTAATCTCCATTGGGGTTGAGTGTGACATTATGCGTATTCGGTATTAAATTGCAGATCCTGTTTTAGAATTAACAAATCCTCTTCAAGCAGTTCTCTTTGAGTTTCATTGATTCTACCTCGTTTGAGTATTTTCTCAATACGACGAATCTCTTTTTTGAGTTGGCAAGTGTCTTTTGGATAGTAGTAGCTCATGTTATAAAGGGAATATGGGGAAAGTTAATTCCCCAGGTATTAGACGGTGACGACGATTTTGAGAGATTCGTCTTCACGAATGGAACGATTTACAAATTTGCCGACAGAACCCTCTGGATCAGCAATCACAGATTCAAGGGCAGAAACCCAGTCTGGATTTGCAATCTCATAGGTATACTCACGACCGTTGTTGAAGGTGATGTTGGCAACATTGTCGCTAACAGCAATCTTCTCAATAGCACTAGACGAAACTTTGTAGGTTTTCATTGAACAAAGGATAGAGTGAACAATGGAGTCTTTGAGGCGCTGCCATTCCTATGCGATCATTCTAGCAGACTATCTCAAGCCCATTGCGATAGTGGTCATAAATCGTTACAAGGAAGTCCTCGTAATGAATTACAGCTTCCATAATCTCTTCTTCATTTTCTGGGCAGTTGGCAATACCTATTTCTTCACAGAGTTCATTGATACAGATGTCTGCTGCGGTTTCATCCGCATCAAACACATCCTCAACGACTAGCTGATACTCTTCGGCAGTGGAAAGTGTGTGAATCATTGGAATCTGAGTGAACATGCTTAGTATTGCAAGTCTGATGGCGAATTGGTAGAGTCTTATGCCAGTTGTTCAACTGACATATTAGGATGTGATTTTTGAAGAATAAACAAAAAAATTGTCTTCCTTGCCCCACTCAGCAAACTCTTCTCCGATTGAGAGTGCATCATCCACCCTCCCCTCTAGAGTAAGATCCATCATACGATTAACTGCCCAACCTAAAATATCATTCACATAATCTGTATAATCTTGCATATCAAGTAACAAACTGTTCAACAATCCGGGAAGGTCCAGGTTCAACTAGATTAAATACCTGTGCGTTTTTGATATTTTTTCTCAATAAGGAGTTATACTCAAAATCAATTTCATCCTTATCCGCTGAAAGAAGATCATAACACTCCTCATCAGTTTCAGCTACAACGGCAACTAGGCCACCGTATTCGCTGCGTGGAAATGGTACCCAATAGTTAATCAAATACATTTTTTTCATTAGTCTACAAAAAATTCCTCAAGATAATAGTCAACAGTTATTTCTAGTTCCGAAGCAGCATCCTCAACAAATGCCATAAATGCTTCAGCACATGCCTTTTCGCAAAATAAATCTAGTGTGGAATCATACATCATACTCGTGCGTAAAGCTCAGCGAGAAGGTAAGATCCATCAGCACCAATCTTAACACAATCCCAGCCCTCTGGTGTAAAAATGAAAACCATTTCACAATCACATTTGTAGTAATAGTCTATCATTTCCTCAGTTCCAGAAAATGTGCGTGAATAACAGACTTCTGAATAGAATATTGAGCTATTACAATCAGGCATAAGCAAGTTGATGTCACCATTTTCAACTAGATCATAAACATCTTGACTACTTGTATAGTTTTGAATCAAAGTTTCAATATCCATTTTATTGCAGTAGACTGTTGCGATTGTGTTGTTATCAGTGACAACACCAATACCAGTTCGGATCATGAGGCTCCTAGAATTTGAACTTACATATGAAGTATAGGACATTGGGAGGGGTCTGTCAAGTGCTGACTGATTAGATTTCCTAATGCCTTAACATTCATAATACTTATCTATACCAGCATAAAGATTCATCATTTCTACTTTCATCTGTTTGATTTCAGTTTCTAGTCGTTCAATTCTATCTCCATAATCTTTACTTATTCAAAGAATAAGTGTATCTACAGATCTTACGGTAATGTGACTAGTCATAGATTTACTTGAATTTCAATAGGTTCTTTGGTAATTTGCTTAGACAATGAGTTAATCCAAAGTTGATCAGATGTTCCTTTTTTAATTTCTGCCTTTACGTTTTCAGTTTCATAATTCCATCCAGTATGATTATTGCTCTTGTTATATTTTTCAGTCCAGATGCCACTTGTGAAATCAACATTGTCATTTTCAAAAATATACAAATAATAGATTGGATTTTCTACAAATGGAGTCTTTTTTGCAAGACAAAAATAATAATCTTGATGCGACTCTGTGATGTAATCTATTTTATCTTGCAATGTCTTATATTTTGTAGTTCTATAACTACTCACATTTTTCAATCTCTTATCCTTGTCAATTGTTCCAGATTTTGCAGAAATGTTTAAGTGCTCATCAAATTTGTGAATTGTAAGATCTGTTCCAACCTGATGACTTGCACATTTCCAAGAAATATCAAATCCAAGAGATTTAAGTGTTAAGAATAACATGTTTTCCCAGAGTTCAGCCGTAATTGGAACAATATACTTATCATGAAATGGCTGTATATGCTCAGTTTTAAGTTTCTCTGCAAACTCTTCTCTATTCAGATTTAAATTCATATGGACCTTTACCCTCAATAGTTTTAACAAATAGTTCAGTAAATCTTTCCATTTTATCGGGATGAACCCCACCAGGATTTTCACTAATCGCCACACGAAGAATGTTTAGTTCTTTCCATTCGGATTGAGTTAGATTCATTTGATCTCCAAATTATGTGCATTCTAACACACTTGTATATTATGTATGTGATTTGTTATGATTCGTATAGTTTTTTGAATCAAGTTCTTGATATTCAGTCCAAACTGCATTATGTATAGTCATCAAATCTGAAATCCAAAATGCCTCAGGATATACGCCAAGTTCATTCATCAATCCACGATGACTGGTTCCTTCTTTTTCTGCTTTACAGATAATATAGCAAAGTGCTTCTACTGCCTTATACTTATCTTCACTAGAAAGCATATGATACCATCCTACAGACCTTTCAATACTTTCCTGATGTGCTTTTTGTAGTTCTTCATGTATATTCTTTGTTTCTGGAGAGTTTATCCAGTTTGATATTGAATTTTCCTTCATAGGTCTTCCCGGTGCAACTGCTGAAGGTTTGGGAATATGTTGTGATGCTGGTTCGTTCATTTGTTTAAATAATGATCTTACTATTTACTGTAGCACAAAATTTGATTCTTGTAAAGGGGTTTGTGCCAATTTATCAACTGTCACAGACAGTATGATCGTTAAAATGGCAATTGATATTAAAAGCTATTGCTATTTTTTTACCGTCAGAAGGTAAAACTTCATGTTGTAAATGTGAGGGGAACATAAATAATGTTCCTTCAGGTAGATTTTCAGTAGACATTTCTTCATGAAATATACGATTCATATTATGATTATAGAATACTGTGGTGTTTTTACCTTCTAAATGCAAAAGATATATTCCACTAATATTACTACATTGATGAATATGCATGGAGTGATATCCCCCATCATCATAATTGCAATACCATATAGATGTAATTTCAGATAAAGTGGGAAGCTTTAAATTCATTGTTGAAAATAAAATATCCAAATGCGGATAAATTACTTGCTTTGCAAACTCCAAATAATATATTCCATCACTTTTTCCATTTATTACGTCATAATATGAAGTAGTGCATTTATACTTATGATAATATTCTGCATTTGGTTTTGGTTTATTTTGAGATATTATTTCGGAATAAAAATAATCTTTATATTTACTGTGATTTTTTATAATATCATAGTAAACAAAATCAGTATTGAAGTTGTAAATCATTCATCATTTCTCTTTTGTTATAGAGTCTAATTTATCAAAAAATGCATCAGTGTTAATCAAATTATCAATTGCTAGTATCATTTCAGAAATATGTTTTCCAACATAAGGTTTTTCCTGTCGTGCTGCAAATGCAAGTGCATTTCGCAAATGTGATTCTGCCTCTCTCAAACTTTCTTCAACTGATTGGCTCAATGACAT